AAAATCACCTAAGTCTCTTGCTCTAGTCATAGTTTATCCCCTCTAGTTATGCATAAAGTCATTAATCATAAGCATGGTAGTAGAGGTTAAAGCAACACCACTATGACCTGCTCTTTGAGCTTGGTTGAAAGCATCTGGTGATGCTTGAATATTAGTTGCACTACCCCATCCTCCATCATAATTAATTCTATAAGCATAACCTGCTGTTAAACCCGATAAGCCTGTTGCTATTTGCCCTGCGTTAGCAATTTTGACTGTGGTATTAGCTGATGCAGCTTCTTTAGCTACGCCTACAAAAAAATTATAGTTATCTGTTTGAGGCGCATAATAGTAAATATAATTTTCGTTTGAAAAAGCTCTAAGAGAAAATGAAAGACCGCTATCTGGATCAAAAACTGCACTGCGTATAGTCTGACTGGTGCCACTAGCTAAATTTACATTATCCTGATTGTTATTAGTTGATAGAAGCGTTGAGTGTGTACCACTATCTACACGATGGTTTGTTTGAGAGTAAACAAATAGTCTTCCCTCTGTAGGATTATAAGAATAAGTAGCGCCTTGTGAATAAGCACCACCTGATATGTGCCCAACTTGAGGGTCATTAACTTGACTTACAGATGTTCCGCTTGCTGTAAAATTAAGCATATAAGCGTTATTACTTGAGTTAACTATTCCATATCCGTACAAATTTGCAGTGCTTGAGTGTGAGGCACGAAATACATGCCCTCTTGCAGGTACACTTCTGTTGTATGAGCCACCTATTTCAGTATGAGTACCAAGAGTAAAGGTTGTGCCACTTAATGTCGCTGACCTAAAATAATATTTTTGGTGATATTGTGAAAAATAACCCATTGCGATTGTAGAACCGTCAACAGCTATACCAAAAGTTCTTGTATCTTGGTCATTATATATAGGTGAACTTGCACTCCCCCAAGATGTGCTAGCAGCACCTACAGTTCCTGCTCTAAGAACGTACCCATTGTTGTTACCGTTTTGTCTGTAAGCAACTATGACCTTTTGATGCGTTGGTGAATAAACAGCATTGACTGAATATGTATGTGTCATGTCAGTGCCAGTAGAGCTATTATGTGTATTTACAGTGCCACCACCTTCATTTGTAACATTGCTGCCACTTATGGAAACTTGTCTGTAGATTAAGTTTGAAGCAGAACCGCCTGCTTTATAAATAGCTAAAAGTCTATTTGCATTAGAAGCGTAAACTAACTTACCACCTTCTGTATCTCCCCCGCTATCTCCTTGCCAAGGTGTGCCCCAAGTCCAACTAGTGCCATTGTGCGAACCAACTTGAATAATTCTATTACCATTACCTTTTGTGGCAAGAATAGCTACTCTATTTGCTTCTGGAATATGTATAATATCGTAGATTTGTAACTTGTTACTTGTGCCAGTCTCAACTGGTTGTTCCCCACCATTACCACCAGTACGACCTACTTTTTCAACTTTACCAGTACTAAAATTAAAAGCTAATGTGTCACCTTCAACTACAGCTTCAGAGGTAGTTAATTCAATACCACCACCGCCACCAACACCCGCTGCACCTAACGCAGCTACCGTTGTGCTATCTACAGAAGCAATATTACTAAGCTGTCTAGCGTTAGTAATTACGTCTGTACCACCTACTTTAATCGCCATCTTCGTGCCCTTTCACTAGGAGATTGTTGCATTTGTGTTAACGTTACCGACAACATCTAGATTGCCAGAAGCGTCTAGTTTCATTTTATTTGTACCGCCAGTTGCAAAGTATAAACTTCCACCTGTTTCTGTTATTGTCCAATTAGCAAAGCTTACACTACCTGTAAGAGCTACTGCTCCTGTTACGCTAATACCCGTATTGTTTACACGAGCACGTTCAGAACCGTCTGTTTCAAAGCTAACAACATCAGTCGTAGGAAATCTAATCGCTGTATTAGTATCACCGTCATGTATGATCTTATCAGGGATGATAACATCCCCTGTTGCCTGTAACCCTGTTGCATTAACGCGCATACGCTCAGAACCGTCTGTCTCTATGGTAAACGTGTCAACCGCAGGAAAACGTATTGCTGTGTTTGTATCACCACTGTGAACAATTTTATCTGCAATCGTTAGATCACCACTGAACGACCCTGTTGTAGCAGTCAAATCACCTGTAAGCGTTCCGCCTGTAAGCTGTAAATATCGAGCATCTGATTGAGATTGCGTATAAACATTTGCTATCGTCTGTGTTCCATATGCAACAACATCAAGGGTGTCCCCTACCGTTGCACCAGAAGCAAGGACTATCGAAGTGCCATTTGTAGCGGTGAAATCCGCTGCCGAAAGTTTAGATCCGTTTAAAAATACTTCAACAAAATTTACGGTATATGACACCGAAAAGGTTGTTTGATTTGCTGTTGCAGTAAAAACAGTAGTAGTAAAAGTTGTAGGTTGTATGTCCGCAGCTATCGCTGTGATAAACACAATAGCATCGCCAGATAAATTTATCGCATTACCACTGTTGCTACTTTCAGAGACAACCCTAGTGAGAGTCGTCCCTGAAGCAGTAAAAACACCTGAACCAAGCTCAAAGTTACTTGTGCCATCTTCTATACAGTATCTAACTGTATCTCCATCGGCTACACCTGCTGCGGTAAAAGTCTGGAAACCGTCAACCGCTGAACCCAATGTGAGTGTGCCAGTACCCGTAGTGGCGGTTGTCATCTTGGCACGATTGACCAGTTTTACCATAGCGGCACTCCAAACTTAGTTGTTAAGCAATACGGATTATTGCGTTACTTGCGTCAGGTGTTGGGAACACAATCTGAAAGTCCCCAGAAGTTGATGACTTATTAGAACCAAAATCAAGAACAACTACACTTGGATCTCCCGTTGCACTGTCGTTATAAATCAATGCGCCACGAGCCGTGATCGTTGCAGATGTAAACGTAATGTCTGCAAAGTCAGTCAACGCTGTAGTTCCTGATGTTGTTGGTGTTACGTTTGTAAGAGTCCCGCCACCCGCAGAATATGTACCAGAGTTTCCTACTTCGTTAGATGTAGTGTACGCTGTGGTCGCTGCGTTGAAAGAAGCGTTGTTATCATACAAAGCTAGTTTGAAAGTATTACCACTTCCATTTGTAAAGTTGTGTGTTGCAGTCATCAATTCTTTTTTGAACGATGTACACATAAAGTTGCCGCTAAATGCCATTTTACAATCTCCTTATAAGCTCGGCTAGTTCAGGATGACCTGCGTCCTTGAGGGTATTATACACAGTTGTACGGTCACTGTGAATAGCTTGCCTCATATAGTAGGCCACCAATTTCTCCAGATGCTTAGAGAAGGCACGAGCCTGATCCCTGATTGCTGGATGCGCTGAGTCTGACACTGCGATAATTTTTTCCACGCATTGTGCAGACAATTCGTCAGGGGTAAGACCCCTATTATGAGTTGTATTAACTTGAACTAAAGATTCATCTTTAGGAACGCTTACATCTATCTTAAACATTATGTTTTCTCCCTAAGAACCTTACCCCGTCGATATTCATCTGTTGTTTCTTTTGCTTCGCCAAGCATTTTAATACCAATTAAAGATTCTTGAAAACGTTTATTATACATTGCCATGACATCTTGTTCACCCTTCATGTAAATGTATGCTTCAATAAGTGCGCCATACAACAAAGCCATTTCTGCGTTTTCACTAAGCCAAGTTGTACCGCTATCAGACAACTCTGTAATACTTTGAGGTCTATAAAAATAATGAAGTTCTGCGGTAAAAGCAGCGTTTGGTGTAGGTGCCATTAAAAAGTTACTAACATCAAAAACACAGTAGTATCTTGGTAATCCTGTTGTGGTCGGGTCTGGTGTGTATTCTTGTACAAAACTAGGATCTTTAAAATCTAAAAAAAACTTATCACCATTTGCTCCAGTCATACTCATAGAAAAAGGTGCCAAAAAATCAGAGGGGACTTTGATATATTGTATGCCGCTAGTTGTTTGTGCCGTTGCGTTTTTACGAAACAAACTGAGTTGTACGTTTTTAAGAATACGTTCTTCAGATAAACGAATAAACAATGGTATGTTGTTTACAAAGCTTGTCTCTTCATATTCTGTGTAGGCTTTTATAGCATCTTTAAGTTGTAAATATGTAAAGCTCATGTCATCACACTATTGTTATATTTCCTACCATACTACCATGATTTGTGCATTGATACACCAAAGATGTGTCACTAGGCTCATGTGGGACGATGAATTGTGTTAATCCCGTAGTAGAATTAAAGTTTTCTGTAACCCCTGTAGTAAACGCAGAACCTCCCGCAGACGTTCTAATTTGTAAAGGATGACTTCCCACATTGGACGTGTTGTCTATGAGATAAGTATGCCCTTTGTAAAAAGTAAAGTTTGGATTATCTCCAGACGTAGCACCAGGACCAGTAAATGTATACGCAGATGAACCGTTTGTGCCTGCTACGTATTTAGTTACAGGGCCGGTTGTTTCATCATTTACTCGAATCCATGCCCCGCCGTGCGCAAAGTATAGCCCTCCAGTAGCGTGAACATGAGCTACTGCGCCATGATATGTGGCGGCACTTGGTAAATCACTTAAAGCCGCATAATAAAATACAATTTTATTTGCGCCAGAACTTACATCTATAACTCCGTTGTTATCTATTATGTCCGTTAAGGTTGTGCCATTTCCAAGAGCTGCATATATTTCTGTAAAGTTTGCATTTATCTTTGTTGCACCTGCTCGAAGGGTATCACCGTTCCCATCATTTGCACTGCTTCCTATTCCTACACTTTGTAAAGCCATGTTCTATCCCTCATCAAATGTATCTGTGGTAGAGTCTAAAGTCACAGACGTGCTATCAAAACTTGCAGCAGTTGCAGTAGGATTGACTGTAACAGATCCCACAAAAGCATTTGCGTTTACCCCAGATGGTGTAATGTCATCATTACCAGAATCTGACGTAGTTATTGTTACAACTCCTACTTCTCCATCTGCAACTAAGTTATTTGGTGGTGTTACACCTGGTATGTCTCTAAATCCAACAGGATTATACCCATGTTGTATGGATCTTTGTTCTGGCAAACCGCTTTCTGGACGAGGGTCACGTAGTGCTTGTGGATCTGGAAACGCTCTTGGTGGAAACAACTGTGGATGCTTTGGCTCAAACTCATCGGGACCGACTTTTGCGCCAGTCCACTCTGTCTTCATGTCACGAAGACGGTAACGGCGACCTGAACGATCCGATATACCATACCC